ACACAGCAAAGACTGATTACCGCTGAAGACTATAAAGCTATTATTCTTCAAAGACATTCATCTACTGTTGAAGACGTTATTTCATGGGGAGGCAATGATAATGTTCCTCCTATCTATGGAAGAGTATATGTTGCTCTAAAGTTTAAAGACGGCGTAGCTGCTTCTACGCAAACTCAAGTAAAGAACTCTATCCAGACTCAGTTGTCTGATAACTTAGCAGTTGTATCTATTGATACTGTGTTTGCAGATCCACTCGAATCATTTATTCAAACGACTACATCGTTTAACTTTGATCCGGATTTGACAGGTGACACTCTTGAAACAACTCAGTTTAGCGTGCAAAAACTAATTAATGACTTCTTTACTACCGACTTAAATAGATTTGGCGCAACTCTTAGAAGATCTCAACTACTAGCAAAGATTGATGATCTATCACCAGCTATTCTTAACTCGTCAATAGATATTAAAATTGAACAAAGAATTACTCCGACTTTAAATATTCTTTCAGATGTAGCAGTCGACTTTCCAATAAAGATTGCCGCTGCAGATGATGTTGTTCATAGTGTAACTTCTTCAGCATTTCTTGATGCCGATGCATCTCTCGTTTTCTTTAGAAATAAACTATCAGATACTAAATTAGAATTGGTTAATCTATCTACCGGTGAAGTTGTAAAAGATAACGTAGGTTCATATATACCTAGTCAAGGAAAAGTATCAATCGTTGGAATTCAAATTTCAGGATATAATGGATCTAATATTAAAGTTTCTGCTATACCAGCAAATCAATCGACAATCAAGCCTCTGCGTAACTATATCATGAAGATAAACGAATTATCTTCTGCTATTGCTACGATTGACTATCAAAACACAGCTGACACATTGAGCACATGAGCCATACGGTAAAAGATAAAAATAGACGTGACGTAACGCTTACTACATCTAAAGTAGGCGAAGTTGTACCGTCGTTTTATGAACAAGAAAATCCTCAGCTTCTTACTTTGCTTGACAAATACTATGAGTTCTTAGATAGTGATGGTAGTCAAGCTTTCTCTAGAGCAATTAAAGATTTGCACCATGTTAGAGATATCGCAGAAACTGATATTGAATATCTAGATGAGCTAATTAAAGAAATTGGAAATGGATTACAAGCTTCTACGTTTTTTCAAAATCCTAGACTTATGGCCATGCTTCTTGCATCGTTCTATAGATCAAAGGGTACACTCGTATCAATTGAAGGATTTTTTAGAGGTTTCTTTAATGAAGTAGTTACTGTAGAATATCCAAAAGATCAAATCTTTATTGTAGGAGAATCACAGACCGGATTTGATTCTCAAAAATTTATTCAAGATAATGAACTATATCAAATCTTTTCTATCTTGCTTAAAGTTGGTATATCAACTCAAGACTACGAATCGCTATATAAAAAGTTTGTGCACCCTGCCGGATTTTATTTTGCTGGACAGGTAGCATCAATTGAAGAAGCTATTTTATCGATTGATGCTACTGGATTGATAGACTCTGACACTGGTGAAGGATTTATTATATCATCTGAATCTATATTGTCTCCATCTGGTCAAACTACTGAACTTACAGCTCTTATCGATTCTGGCGCAACAACACAAGCTTTCAGAGTCGGTGTAAACCAAATTGTTTCTCTATATACTACTTCGGGTATGAGTGCCGGTGAACTATCAAACTTCTATCCTACTATTGCAACACTGTTGAGCGCTAATTCCTTTACACTAGATGATAGTGCATCTCCGGATTCAGCAGGACCAGATATGTCCTTGACGCTAGAAACTATGGATAATGACATGTTTACACGCTATACTAGCGACTCGACGATATAAATAACATAAACCAAAGAGTGGAATGATGACTAGACAAAACATCGCAATTGGCACAGCAGCAAATGATGGAACCGGAGATACATTACGATCTGCCGGGTCAAAAATTAATGAGAATTTTGTAGAAATTTATCAAAGAATTGGTGGAGATAGCGATGTGCTATCTTCTCAGGTATCATTTGAAGATAGCGCAATTGTTTTCGAAGGTGCTCTTACAGACGCGCATGAAACTCGGTTGACTGCAGTTAACCCTACAGCCGATAGACAAGTGCAGATTCCAAATGCTACAGGCATTATTGTAGTCGATACAGCCACTCAGACTCTTACAAACAAAACTCTGACCAGTCCATCGCTTTCTACTCCGAAAGTTACAACTGCAATCAACGACACAAACAGCAATGAGCTTATTAAGTTTACCGCTACAGCATCTGCAGTTAATGAAGTAACAATCATTAACGCTGCAACTTCTAATAATCCTCAGATCAATGCATCGGGTGGAGATACAAATGTTAATCTTAATCTCAACTCTAAAGGCACTGGTTCGGTTGAAGTTAGCAAACTAGCTTTAGAAGCTGTTGAGATTAGCGCAGATGGTAATGCATCTCAATCTGCAACATATATCATTTGTAACAAAGGTACAGCTCTTGCAGTAGGACTTCCAGATGGAACAACAACTGGAGAATATAAAATTTTTACAAACAAAGGTGCCGGAACCGCAACAATTACGCCTACAAGTTTTGGTACCAATACCGCTTTTGCGATCGCTACAAATGAAGGAGCGATGTGTATATGGGATGGAAGCAATTGGTTCTTAGTAGGCAATCAATCAGTAACAACGGTGACATAATATGGTAGCGATAGCAACAGACTCTTTAAAACAAAAATTCGCAGATCTTCTGTTTCAGGAAGTTACTGACGGCGCAGATACTAATGAATACTTTATCGGTATTGGTAAAGCTGATGCTTATGATAGCTCCGACACCGTCATTACTCCAGTTCGATCTCTAGAAGAAGAGAGAGAAGCACGATCAAACTTGCAATCAGTTAAAAAAATTACAGGTACTTCATTTGTTATTCCTAGAAATAACTGGACTTCAGGTACAATATATTCATCCTGGAGAGATGATCTAACTGGTTATCCTACAAACGTATATTATGTAATGACCGAAGACCAAGAGATTTATATTTGCCTACAACAAGGTAGAGATGCAACTGGTACAGCTAACCCATCTATTGTAAAACCTAGCTTTACAGATGCCGGAGTAAATCAGGTTGAAGCATTTAAAACTTCAGACGGTTATGTTTGGAAACTAATGTATGCGATCTCTGCTTCTAGAGCTGGCACATTCCTTTCATCTAGTTTCTTACCGGTTCAAAATATTACTATCGATTCTTCATCTGCAAATGCTTTTGAATTGCAACAGCTGAATATTCAAAATACTGCAAGAAAAGGTGCTATCCTAGGATTTGACATTGTAAATGGTGGTAGTGGTTATTCCACAGCTCCTGCGATTACAATTAGAGGGAATGGATCTGGAGCTTCAGCGACTGCAACAATTTCTGGCGGAACAATCGTCAAAGTTGAAATGGATAATGAATCTGGTGGATTAGGATCTGGATACGATTATGCTAGTGCAACAGTAACTGGAAATGCTAGCCTAAGACCTATCCTATCTACGGCAGAAGGAATCGGTGTTTCATCTATTAAAGATTTGAAATCATCGTCGGTGATGTTCAACATTAAACCTTCTGGCGCGGAAGGTGACACATTTAATATCACTAACGATTTTAGACAAATCTTGCTTTTAAAGAACTTAGACTTGACTGATAGCGCTGTGGCAGGACCTCGATTTACTGGCAATAGCTCTAAAGCTTCAAGGTTTATGACAATTACAACTACAATATCTGCAGCTGGATTTGCAGTAGATGAAGTTATAACTGGTGGAACATCTGGAGCTACGGCCTTTGTTGATGAACTCGATAGTGCAAGTGGCAATAAGATTTTCTTCCATCAAAATAGTAATAGCATCGCCGGTGTATTTTCTGACGGCGAAACGATCACGGGATCTGGATCTGGCTCAGCCACTATTGATAGCGGAGATAAATACTCTTCAGTAGATGCTTACTCAGGTGATGTACTCTATATTGAAAACCGGGCTCGTGTTATTCGGTCGTCAGCTCAGACAGAAGATATTAAAGTTATCATAACGGTGTAAAGAATGGCAACAAATCTAACTACAACCACGTTCAATACAACATATAAAGACGACTTTCGAGATAGCGATAATTACCATCGAATTCTATTTAATTCGGGTAAAGCTTTGCAGGCTCGCGAGCTTACGCAGCTGCAAACTATTATCCAAAAAGAAGTTGAAAGATTTGGAAATAATATCTTTAGAGAAGGCGGGATGGTTAAACCCGGAGGTTTAACTTTAAGCAATGTCAATTTTGTTAAGCTTGCTGGAGGACAACTGCCGACTAACACCGCAGATATTATCGGTAAAGACTTTACAGTAGCATCTCCTAACCCACAGCTTATTGTTAAAGTACTAGAAGTGATTCCAGCTACTGGTTCAGATCCTGATACACTCATTGTTCAGTATGTTTCTACGTCAGCTGGTACTTCAGGTTCATCGCCGGTTACTATTGGAAACAGTAATACTCTACAAAATGCTGGACTAGGCTCAGCATATGATATGATTACTGCTTCATCTGGTGCATCCGGTCAAGGCCTTCGGTTCTCAATTGCAGAAGGTGTTTTCTTTGCACAAGGGCATTTTGTATTCTGCGAAAAACAGCAAATTGACTTAGCTAAATACACGATTGATGGAACTTTCGATGTAGGATTTAAGCTTGTAGAAGATGTAGTGTCAATTGATGATACAAACGATCTTTATGATAACCAAGGGGCTGTTCCTAATATTGCTGCTCCTGGTGCTGACAGATACCGCATTAGGCTTGTACTAACAACTAGAGACCAAATTTCTTCTGGTGAGAACTTTATATTCTTGACTAAAGTTAACGGTGGTAGAATTACTGACACTACTACTACAACAAACTCTTATAACGTACTTAATGATACTTTAGCACTAAGAACAAAAGAAGAGTCTGGCGACTATATTGTCAAACCCTTTAATGCTAAATTCAATGATCTCAATGATTCAACTCTAGAGCTTGAAGTAACTGACGGTATTGTCTATATTGATGGTTACCGCTTAGAAATGCCTGCTGAAAAAATTAATGTATCAAAAGCACAAGAAACAGTAGCGATTGAAAATGAAGCTATAGTTGTGCAATACGGAAACTATGTGTTAGGCGGTACTAACAAAGGTCTTCCTAACATCTCAGCATTTGAAAGGCTTGAAATTAGATCTGCTGTAACTTATGGCGGTGACTTCTTGGGTACATGTAGAGTTAGAGCGGTTGAAGAAGATGGTGCATTCCACCGATATTATCTTTTCGATATTCGCATGGCTGCTGGTAAATCATTTGGATCTGCTAAGTCAATCGGAACAAGCGCAACTTCTTACTTTGATATTAACCTTGTAGATGGTGTAGCTCAACTAGTAAATACTGCACAAAATGATTTGCTATTTCCTCTACCAAGAGTTAGGCCTACACAAACAGGTACTTCATATGACGCCATCTCGGTTCAAGAAAGATACACTGTCGCGACTGACGGCGCTGGAGCTTCAACTTCCAGTGTGTCCGTAACATCAGGAACTTTTGAAAATACTGGTCAATGGATTATTGCTCCAACTGACGGACCTATTGAGTCTCCTACTATTACTTTTACAGACGCATCACAGACTGCGTTTAACGTTACTGGTGCATCTGCAAGTAAAACTCTAGAAATTCTAGCTAAAGTAAGTAAGCCTTCTCCTACTGTACGTACTAAAGTTCTTAATGATACAAATATCACTATTGCATGGCCGGGTGATGCTAATGTTGACTCAGGTGGCCAGCAGTTTATTGATCTAGACAAGACCGACATCTTCAGTCTTGATGCAGTAAAGCTTACAGATTCAGATGGTGCTGATATTTCTCAGAACTGGATACTAGATAATGGCCAAAGAGATAATTACTATGGATTCGGTAAACTTATTCTTAAGGGTGGCTTGTCTGCACCGACAGGTGACATCTATGTAAGATTTAAACACTTCACTCATACTAGTGGAAGCTTCTTTGATGTTACATCATATCCTACTGCAACAGTTCCATATAAAGATATTCCTACATACGAGCAAAATGATGGCCAGTCGGTTCCTCTAAGAGATGTGGCTGACTTCAGACCTGTTGCAACTAAGACTGGATCTCTCCTTGGCGGCATTGGTCACGGATATGATTCTGATGGTGGTGGCGGTGCTGGGCTTATTAATCTTCTCCCAACAAACACTGAAACATTTACTGGCGATATTACCTACTATATGCCGAGACGAGATAGGCTAGTAGCAACGGCTGAAAGCACAAGAAAAAATTCTGCCGGGTATCAAGTTGGTAAAGTCGAAGTATTGACTGGTGTTTCTGATCTAGATCCAGAACAGCCGGCTGTTACTACAAACTCTATGCTTCTTATGAATGTCGACTTGAATCCTTTTACACTGAATGAGTCAGATCTATCTACTGCAATCATTCCTAATAAGCGATTTACAATGTCAGATATCGCAGAGCTTGAGCAAAGAATTGATACTCTTCAAGAACTAACTACTCTAAGTCTTTTAGAGCTCAACACATCAAGTCTTTCTGTTCTAGATTCTTCAGGAAATGCAAGAACAAAAGCAGGTTTCTTAGTTGATAATTTCAAAGACTATAGCTTCTCTGCAATCGATAGAGGCGAATATAGAGCAGTCATCGATGATCTTGAAGGTGTACTTACGCCTGAACAGCATGTTAGAAATGTTAGAATGCTTTTTGATTCTGCAGACGCAGGAACTTCAACCACTCTCAAAGGTGATTTAGTAATTCTTCCTATTGCTTCCGAAAAGACTTTTGTTAATCAAAATGTAGCAACAGGAACACTCAATGTTAATCCATTCGCAGTTATTACTCACAATGGAGTAATGAGACTATCACCTGCATCTGACGAATGGGTTGAAACGAGATATGCTCCTGACGTTATTGTTAATGTCAATAAAATTGTTAACGGCGGATCACGAGTAGTTAACAGCATTGGTGCATGGAGAAATAGCTGGATTGGCCGGCCGAGTGGTAATACAGTTACTGTTAGAGGTAGTGTAACAACTCGAAGAGAAGTTATTGCTGATAAAGTTATTGATGTACAAATCATTCCATTCATGAGATCAAAGAAAGTATTCTTCAAAGCTGAAGGATTAAGACCTAATACTAAGCATTTCTCATATTTCAATGATATTGCGATTGATGCATATACTCGAGGTGAATCATTCCAAACGTGGTCAAGGCGCCGTGGTGATGATGGAAATACTTACACAAATAATACTGCTCATCCAAGTGGAGCAACTGACCTAATCAGTAATGCTGAAGGACAACTCACTGGATCATTTATTATTCCAAGTAATTCATCTCTTAAATTCCGGACAGGCAGTAAATTATTTAAACTTCTAGATATTACAGGTGGAAATGATAATGACGCATTATCTAAAACATCAAATGTATTTACTTCTTCTGGAGTTCTAGAAACTCGACAAAGAACAGTTAGAAATACTCGAATCGAGCAAAGGCTTACTCTTATTAATAGACCACCTCCACCTCCTCAAGATAACGGGGATCGCGGAGGCGGTGATGGCGGTGATGGCGGAGGAGCTGGAGATCCACTAGCTCAAACATTCTACATCAATGGACAAGAAAATCCTAATGGTATATTTGTCACTAAAGTTGACGCATTCCTTTCAACAAAAGATTCGGTGATTCCTATTCGTGGCGAGTTAAGAGGTGTCGAGAATGGCATACCTAACTCGATTCATATTCCAGATGCTTATGCATATGTTTCACCGGCTAATGTTAATTTGCCGACAGACATTAACAGTATGGCTGCAGTAAGAGCAGCACCTACTACATTTGAATTTCCTGAGCCAGTCTATCTTCTTCCTGATAGAGAATATGCATTTGTTCTTAAAGCGGAAACTATTGAATACAATGCCTATGTCGCCGAAACTTATGATTTCGTATTAGGATCTACTGAAGCTCGAGTCAATAGACAGCCTACACTAGGTTCTCTATTTACTTCTCAGAATGGATTTACATGGACACCTGATCAGTCTAAAGACTTGATGTTTAAGTTATATAGAGCTAAGTTCAATACATCTGGTGATGCTATTCTTGAAAATGCTTCAGTGCCAGCGGTACCATTGTTTAACAACGCGCTGTTGACAACTGCAGGCGATGCGACTGTAAGAGTATTCCAACCTTGTCATGGCTTTATCAAAAATGACAAAGTTAGATTCCCGAACATTAACTCTAGTACTTTTTATGGCGGTATCATTGGATCCATGATGACCGGGTCTCGAACAGTAACATCAGTTGATTGGACAGGTTATACCTTTGAAGCGGACTCTGCTGCTACTAGCAGTGTCAGAACAGGTGGTGACGGATTACTTGCAACTCAGAATATGATGTTTGATAATTATGTACCAAATATTCAAACACTGATGCCTAATTCAACTAACATCACCGCGCAGATTAAACTAACAAACGGTGCATCATACGCAAACAATAGAAATACGTCAACTGGATATAGCCGAGCAAAAGATACAAACTTCGGAACTGTACTTCTAAATGACTTCAATACTAATGATGAACCACAAGCGATCTTCAGCGATTCAAATGAAGCAGCTTTATCTGGAGCTAAGTCAACTACACTTAAGCTAACACTGACAACCCAAGATGATAAAGTTACACCGATCGTAGATCTACAAAGAGCTTCTATTACTACATTTGAAAATGTTATCGATAAACAAGATTCAAATAATACGAATGGATTTAACGTACCGATTTCAATTGTGCAAGAAACTCATCCTAGCCAAGGTACTTCTGCGGCGAAGCATGTTACTGTTCCTGTAACACTTGAAGAACAAGCAGTAGGATTGAAGATCTTGTTTGGAGCTCACAGGCCTTTGACAGGTACATTTGATGTGTATTACAAAGTAGGAACTGGTGAAACAAACTTTGATGAAATTAACTGGGTTGAAGTTAAAGAATTCTCAAACAATCCACCTGATGATAACCCTGCTATCTTTAGAGACTATGAGTATATGCCGGGTGGCCAAGGTGGATTCCTTGATGCATTCACTAAGTTCCAAGTTAAAATCGTGATGAATTCAACTAACTCTTCTAAGATTCCGATCATTAAAGATCTTAGAACAATTGCAATGGTAACATAATGAATAAATACACTCGAGTAGATGGCCATCCAGACTTAGTAAGAACTACTAATGGTGTCATCTTAAATGTTAATACCAGTGAAGTTAATCAGGCTAGAAGAAGAAAAAAAGTGTGGAGAGAGCAGCAAGAGCAAATTCAAAGTTTAGCTAATGATGTTGATCAACTTAAAAAAATGCTCATGAAACTTGTAGAGGATAAAGATGGCAGTAACAGTAATTAACCTATCGGATCCGGTTTCTACCTGGGTTACGAAAACAAATACAATCGGTGCCAGCGTTGGTGATATCGCATTGCTTTCTGGCGGTGGTTCTGATCTTGTTACTGCTTCTAATAACTTAGATTCAAGTATTGGTACACTATCTTCACTGACTACCAATGTTAAAAGTACTCTAGTCGCAGCTATTAACGATATTAATTCTATTGTGGATGCTAATCTAAATGATTCTGCTGAAATGAAAGGACTGTTTGCTACATATACTGATTCCAGTCAGCAAATTGCTTTTGATTCGTCTGGTGGCCAGTTTAAAATTGCGCAACATTCAATTACTTCATTTGTATTCGCAACACGTACAGAGCTTAAGATTAAGAATGCGGCCGGAACAACTCTAAAAACTATATTCGGCCCAGGACAATAGCATGGTAAGACCACTTAGCCTACAAAGCGGAAATCTACAAGAGATGACCGATGCTAATTTGGATCGGCTTCTATATTATTTGCGTGTAGCATATGCTAGTCAGCTGGCTGCGAATGGAGATGGTTATGTTTCGGTTGGAAATAGTCTTACTGTTATTGGAACTGCAGCCGACACAAGCTCTACACAACAAATGGCATCAAATACTCGAAATGGTTCGACACCCGGTGTAACAGGTTATCCTTCCGCACCCGGCATTGGATCAGAAACTGATGCTAACTTTTCCTTTCAGCAAGATAGAACGTTTCCAAGTTTTCCAGCCGATACAGTTCTCGACGCAGACGGTTACGTGTATTATACTTCCAGTGGTAAGATTAGAACAGCTCATTCTGAAGCAGACATTTACGCAGATCTCATTGCTCAATGCATTACAGACATGAAGACTGGCGATGAAGTAGGGTCATACAGAGTTTCTACTGGTGCACCGAGTAGTGGTGGTGCTGGTACATGGGACGATAAAGGCACGTGGTATACTGATACTACATACTCAAATGGATCGACTGTCACCAAGCTTTGGCTTAAGAGGTCTTTGAGTTCAATTCCGGGATCAGACATATTTCCACTCGGACTTGACACTGACAATCTAAAAGAAAGAACGATTATAGAGAGTTCAAATCTTGTTCAAAACGTTTTGTTGCCAGCCTTGACTCGTAGAGTGAATAATGGTGATCTACAATATACTGTTGCAACAAGCGCAGGTGGTACGAGTAAAGGTACCTTTACGGATACTAAACAAACTGCGACAACTAATACTAATCAGTTTTCTAATCCATACTATCGCACATACAGTACTCCATCAGGATCCTCTGTAACACAAACAACATATTACTTTAACCTGTCATGAGGATAACATGAAAAAATTAGACACCGCAAGATTTACTGATACTTCAAGGAGTCTTATTCGCTATGAATGGGATGATAAAAAAGCTGACATGCATTACATTGAACATGTTACATTCAATCCAGAAGATAAGACAGTAAAGCAAATACTTAAACAGTTTACTATTGAAGATCTAGAAAAAAATTATGTAGAATTCAATAAGCATGAGGCTGAAGGGCATCGGTACATGACCGAGTTCATTACGCACTATGATGCGCTGACAGCTATCATTGATAAAAGATGGAATGACGTTCCTGAAGGTTATGAGATTGGCGCTGGCCAAGTCATGAAACAAGAGGATATTAGTTTAGAATCAATTAAAGAAGTAGGTAATGATCAGGAAAAGTTCTTTAAACTTAAGCTTGAAATCTTTGAGCTTCAAGAAGTAAAGAACTCAAAGAATCGTCAGTGGAAAGCAAAGATGAGAAAAGCTACTACCACCCTCGAGCTTCTAGCGCTTCTTTATGAGGTTTATTCGACCCTTGAAAATGAAGAAGGCGAACGTCAGGATTAAACTTTCCATCTTCGTATAGCCAATCTTTAGGGTAGTATTCTGTAGCATTACGAATAAATTGTTCATCATATTCCGCAAAGTTTTCCCAACGGCAAATCCACGAGTCTGGCAGATAGTTTAGCTCTAATCTTTCTTCTACACTATCTTGTACAAAATATTGCTCACCATTTACGGGACCTACAGTGGTCCCGTTTTTGATATAGTATTCCATCCAGTACTCTGGATTTGAAACAAATTTATCGTAGATATACTTACAATCTTTTGGATAATACTTTTGGAATGATCCTTGTAGTCTATACCTTCGGTCTTCAGTATCTCTCCACCACGCCTGTGCTGCAATAAATTCGCCTTTGCAGATGGGATAATTTATCATATCCATATAATTGCCAATCAATGCAATATCAATATCTATGACACAGACAGGCTCATCAATATCCATACCCATAGGAACAAGCTTATTCCATTGTAGCTTCCCTATAGTTTCTTCTCGAATCCACGTAACGTTATCGAGTTTTGAGTTGATGTAGTCTTCAACCTTTTGATCATATCTATCGCCTATTCTGACAGCGAACACTCGTGTTTCCATAGCTTATCCCTTGCATGATTATATAGCGTAATAGGCATTTCACCTCCACCATAGACATATGAATCACAAACCTTACCATATGTTTCGTATTGTATTTCTTTGTAAATATATTCATCGATGCCCTTGTAATATTTTACCATATAGTAGTCTGGATCTTCTGCAAATTTGTCGTGGATATATGAATGGTCACCACACCATGACATAATAGAACTATTCAGCGGTGTGTGAAATGGTTCTCTCCACCATGCATTTAGTAGCGTAAATTTATTAGTATAAAGATCCACGATAGAACCGTTGATAATAATGTCGAGATCAAAATACAAGTATTGTCCCGTCCGAAAACGATCAAACAGAAGAAGCTTATCGTAAACACCGCCATATACCACGCTATCCATGACATGAATAGTATCGTACTCCCTGTTATTATTATCAAGCATATGCTTGATATTATCCACCCACACCTGCTGTCCGTACGCGGGTGGAGTGTTTACTAAAACTATTTCCATTTACCCATAACCATAAAGCGAATGAATTTATCTGGCGTACCTTGATTCATTCTTTTCCAATCACCATACATTTCAGATAGTTCATTCTTTTCTAATAGTTCTTGGCAACTATCTACACAGTTAATATGTTCTATCTCATCTCTCTTATTATTTGATTGTAGCACTAAGAGAGTTCTATCAGGTGATTCATAGCATTCTTTGTTATGAGACATATCCCACATGTGTTCACAGCTGGTATTAATTACCATATGCGTTCGTCGAGTTTCTTGATATGTAAAATAGTCTTGGTGGAATATTCTAACGTTAGTATGTCCAAAGATCTGACTGTAGCGGTAAATAACTTTTGTAGCAAATTCATCTAATTCGAATATGTCTATCTCTTTGATTTGACCGGGGTACTCTGACATAAGAAGATCAATAAGTGGATAACCATACCAGCCACCTACGATTTCTACTCTGAACTGGCCATTCTCATCTCGAGGAATCTGGACGTTTTGCAGACTATTAACTAACCACTGTTTGCCAATAATTTGATTCGGTGATAGACTATCCCAAAGCCTGTCCATCTTGTTTGCATGATTATATCGAAACCATTTGACTATTCTCGAGTATTCAATTTGCATTACATTCTACCCCAAACAATGTAGTAATGTTTTCCATGATATTCTATAACGTGTTCTTCGTATACTTCCTTAACATCGTACATATATGTTAACTGATTGCAGCTTAGTATTGGTACACAGTCACCGTTGTGACGTTCATCATCACCAATCAATATAACATCTCCGGTCCTGTCAAATGGAAATGTCTTCTCGCAGTTCATATGAACTACTAGCTCAGCATCTAAATTGACGTCATCAAACACAAAGTCTTTGCATTCATATAGGTCGTAGTCTTCAAACTTTGGATCGTAGTCGATAGCTCGAGCATCGATCTCGATTGCGTTGAGAGTGTATAGCGTTTCTCTTATATCATTGCATGCTAGAAAAAGTACACTATCGTAGTTCGTAGCTTTTCCAGAGATCAACGACATCTTTTGCCGATTCATGTAATTCGTATCCGATTTCATTTGCAAGGTTGTTAGCCTTGATATGTGATGTATTGAAAAGAGTTACTTTTTTTGTCAGAGTTAGATTCTCTCTATTATAATTAGACACAGTATCTGCTGGCCAATAATTAAGTCTATCATTTCTTGCATGCTGATAGAACATGTATTTATCTAGAGATTTGTATGTCCAATTAATCTTATCCCAATTATCTCGAGTAAATCGAATCAACCAATCTGGATTGTTCCATTGGACAAACGAGCTGTTAACATGACATGACGTTCCTTTGCCATACCAGTACAATGATCTTTCTTCGTAGTTGTTCCAGTAGTTCCATATCATAGTGAAGTCTTTGTCACTCGATACGTCAGTAATATCTTGATGTATAAGTATATCTAAGTCAAGCCACATACCTTTCTCATACTTTTCCATAAGCATGAGTTTTTCGTAGGTAAATACTCGATCAGTGTTATACGGTCTTAGATCTTGTATAGGTTGTATGTATACTTCGTCACGTATATTTTCGTGATTGTCAGTATAACATGTAAGAGTAAAGGGTTTGTGATAGTGAGATACTAAAGATCCGTATAGCCGGTTAACGTATTCTGGCCCGTACTTGTCACCCCATTTGAGCGTAAAGAAGTTCATAATCATCCATATAAATAACTGTATATACTATTATATATCATTGGAATTGAAATGTACACTAAAAAAGAACTAGACGAACAATTTCCTACAGAAACTTTTTGCGCGCTTCCCTGGATGCATTTATCCACTAGGCCTAACGGTCATATGCGTGTGTGTTGTACAGCAAATGCTAGCGGTGTTGCTGTCAATGCCGAGTCTACTAATAAGACTAAGTCAGACGCCGGAATCTTAAAAAGAGATGATGGCAAACCTGCAAACCTTGCTACAACCGGATTGCTTGAAAGCTGGAACAACGAGTACATGAAAGGTGTTCGGCGACAAATGCTTGCTGGAGAAAAACCAGCATCATGCATCAAGTGCTTTAAGGAAGAAGAAGCTGGCCATAGATCAAAGAGGCAGTGGGAAACTCGTAAATGGATACAAGATGCAGGAGGAATTGATGAAATCATTCGTGGTACTCAAGAAGACGGGACGGTCGACCCTAGGATTCGATATATTGATCTTCGCCTTGGCTCTAAATGTCAGTTGGCTTGTGTTATGTGTAGCCCACATGATTCGAGCGGCTGGGTAAAAGAACACAAACAAATACATCCACATCTAGTTAATCCTAAACTCAAGCAGACTATGGAGTGGGAGAAAGAGACTGGCAAGCTTGCTTGGACAGGCGGATCATACAACTGGCATAAGAAAAGTCCAACCTTTTGGGATGAGCTTTACTCACAGCTTCCGCATCTTCGGCAGTTATACTGGGCCGGTGGGGAATCTCTCATTATGGATGAGCACTATACTCTTCTTGAAAAAATTATTGAGGATGGCTTGGCGAAGGATATTGAACTGCGCTATAACTCAAATGGATTAGAATGGAGAGAAGACTTATTTGATTTGTGGAAAGAATTCCGTAATGTAATCTTCCATTTTTCTGTAGATGATATTGAACAACGAAATCATTTTATTCGGTATCCGTCTCCTTGGCCTGAAGTTGTAGAACAAATTAAGAAGCTGGATAACTATCCACACGGTAACCTTGAGCTTACTACAGCATGGACTTGCATTGCACTTAACATATATTACTTGCCTGAATTTATTAAATGGAAAGTGCAAGAAGGATTTAAACTTCTAAACAAGTGGCCGTCTGGCGCAGGACTCTTTTCATGTCATTTAGCATATTGGCCACCACAGCTTAATGTAAAAGTCTTGCCCGAATGGTTTAAGAAAGACGTTAGACAGAAGTGCGAAGACGAACTATTTCCGTGGCTTGAAAAGAATTGGAAAGATTGTACTGGCGTAACTGAACGCCAAGTGTCATACGATACTTGGAGACAATCGGAGTATGGTATACCACGTATGCAAGGTTTGCTTAACTTTATGGATGCAGACGACTGGTCAACAAGATTACCAGAGACTGCTGAGTGGTGTTACACAGTAGCAGATAAAAGATTTATAGACTTCAATGAAACATTTCCAGACTATGATTGGCTAGAGTGGTATAAATGAGTAAGACGTTTTGTCCATTACCTTGGAACTCTATTAATCTTCGTAATAACGGAGATCTTAGAGTATGCTGTAACACAAACAGCTATACAAAAAATCGTGGTATTCTTCGAAAAGAAGATGGTACACCATATAACGCAGGTAGAGATGATCTAAACGAAGCACGTAATGCTGAACTCCTCAAGGAAGTAAGAACTTCTATGATGAAAGGAGAGTGGCATTCGGAATGCGAGCGTTGTAGACAAGAAGAACTGAATGGTGTACAATCACGAAGAGGATATGAGAATGACGATTGGGGTCATATCATGGATGGCGCTTTATCTAATACTCAAAAAGATGGTACTATTAATCCTGACGATTTCGATATTGATTACTTTGATATTCGGTATGGAAACTTCTGCAACTTGAAGTGTAGAATGTGTGGACCGACAGATAGCCATACGTGGTATGATGACTTTGTTAATATGCACGATAAGACTACATACAAAGATACACATGACTTAATTACTCTGACAAAGAATGCTAAAGGTAAATGGTCTACTAATCAATATGACTGGTTTAAGAATTCGAATTACTATTGGAATAACTTTGAGAAATATACTAACAACGTAAAGAGAATGTACATTGTTGGTGGTGAACCTCTTATCATCGAGGAGCACATTGAATCTTTAGAAAGGCTAGTACAATCTGGTAGAGCAAAAGATATTGAAATAGAATA